ACAAAACAAGCCGCGCCTACAAGCGCCGTACCGAGAGGAATAAATGAAAGTTAAAATAAAAGTTGAGTTAAACGACGGCACACCAGCAGTCGAGTTAACGACAAACCTATTTGTGGTCTGCGAATGGGAGCGAATAGAAAATCGTAAAGTTGCTGACGGCAAAGGTATCGGCTACAGCGATCTATGTTGCTGGGCTTACCTGATGTTACAAATGCGAGGCGACACACTGCCGGACACTTGGCGCAAATGGGTCAAAGCAAACCCGACACTAGAAGTCAGTGCAGTAGACGAGACTGTGGGAAACCCTACGGGGTCGGCACTTACCGAAGGCAACTAGCAGAAATGCTTTGCTCAGTAGGGTGGTGGCCGGCTCAAATAACATTTGAGGCACGCGATCTGGCAACAGTGGCGTACATTATGTCAAAGCAAACACGATGAGCGCTACAGCACGCATACAGGTTGTTGGTGTCAAGGACACAATTAACCAACTTGGCAAACTTGACAAAGAATTGCAAAAAGAATTTAAGGTTGACGCGTCGCGCATTGCGTTGCCAGCAATAAACAACGCAAAAAACATGTATACAAAAGTGCCGTTGTCTGGCATGTCGCGAAATTGGAAATCGCACAAAAGGACACCACCACAAAACATTAAAGGCTTTGATGTGTCACGCGCTAAGGCTGGTGTGCAAATGAAATTTGACACGCGACGCAACGCAATAGGTGTCATTCTTGTAATACAAAAAGACCAAGCCGCCGCAATCTTTGAGACCGCTGGTCGCGCTAATCGCAACAGTCTTAGCGACAACCTGTCGCCAGTGTCGGCTGGTCGCACTCGACTTATTGGCCCTGCCGTGTACCGTGCGCGCCGAGGCATAGAAACAGAATTAAAACAGGTGATTGCGCAAGCGTCACGCACAGTGCAGCGAGGTATCTAAATGGCTTTATCTATTCCGATCGTAAGCGAATTTGACGCTAAAGGTATAAAAAAAGCAATTGCAGAATTTAAGCAATTAGAAACTGTTGGCGAAAAAGCACAATTTGCAATTAAGAAAGCCGCAATACCGGCAGCGGCCGCGCTGGCTGGTGTGACTGCAGCGTTGACGCTTGCAACTAAAGCGGCAATGGAGGACGAGTTAGAGCAAGCAAAACTTGCTAAGACAATGATGAACACTGTCGGCGCTACCGAGGCGACGATCAAAGCCACTGAGGACATGATTGCAAGCATGAGTCGAGCGTCTGGCACGGCTGACAGCGAACTACGGCCAGCGTTTGCGTCGTTGTTGTTGGGTACTCATGATGTAACTAAAGCAACTGACGCGTTGGCGCTCGCGCAAGACATTGCTATTGGGTCAAATAAGTCACTTTCAGAGGTTAGCGACGCATTGAGCAAGGCGTTTGCTGGCAATATGAAAGGTCTTAAAGCGTTGTCGCCAGAGATTATGGCGATGATTAAAGAGGGCGCGACACTCGATACGGTCATGTCGGTACTGTCCGACAATTTCGGTGGCGCTACAGCGGCGGCGGCTGACACGGCTGCAGGCAAATTTAAGATTCTTAAAAACAGTATTGCCGAGACACAAGAATCTATTGGTGCGGCGTTGCTACCTGTTGTGCAGGCGGTGCTACCTGTGTTGCAAAAGTTTGCTGACTGGGCGCAACGAAATCCGCAAGCATTTTTGGCGATTGCTGGCGCAATAACTGCAATCTCGGTTGCGATCATGGCAGTCAATTTTGCTATGGCGTTAAATCCGTTTACAGCAATAGCGGCAGGTGTTGCGGCGCTGGTGGTTGGCATTATTTATGCGTACAACAAATTTGAGACATTCCGCAACATTGTCAACGGTGTGCTCAATTCTTTGATGCAAGGATTTCAACACTTTGCAAACACTTGGATTTCTGTAATTAACACGATTATTAACGGCATGAACAAATTGTCGCCGTTTAGCGATATTGGCAACATACCGTCGCTCAACATGCCAACTATTGGCGGTAGCACTGTGGGCGCGTCTGTCGGGTCAGGCTTTGCGCGTGAAGGCGGCACAGGCTCTGTAGGTAATATCGGGTCTATTGCTACACCGATGATGCCGGTTGCATCGTCACCAGTGTCATCTGGCGGCGGCGGTGGTGGTGGTGGCGCTGGCAGTAGCGCAAATACATTTAATCCTGTTGGCGGTGGCACTAATGCGTTTACACCTATCGGCAACGCTGAACGCATTGCAGCGCGCGAGGCGATCACAGTAAATGTAAACGGTGGCATCTCGACATCTAGCGAAATTGGCAAAGCGGTCTACGACTCGCTAATACAATACAAACAGGTTTACGGGCCTTTACGCGGTTTTGAATAATGGCTGAAACACTTGTAACTGGTGGCAGTTATTTGCTTGAACTTGGCACAGGTTTTGACGCGCAAGCATTCGAATTAGATGTCAGCCAGTTGAACGGCACACAAGTATTAGACGGCGACGGAGAGGATTTTCAAGACATTACCGAGTATGTGCAAAACATAAATATTTCGCGCGGTCGCAAACAGGTCTTAGACGCATTTGGTGCAGGCACGATGATTGTGTCAATGGACCAAACAAACAACAATCGTGAGTTAGACGCATTTAACACATCAAGCATTTATTACAACACCAGCACAGATCAGCCGGGTCTAGGGCCTTTGCGACCCATTCGACTAAGCCGTGACGGCGAGTATTTGTTTGTCGGCAAGGTGACCAGTTATCGTCAGCAATATATTCTCGGCGGTTTAACGCAATACACGGTCGCATGCGCCGATGACATTTACACGCTCGCACAGGCTGAACTACCAGAAACAGCGACAAGTCAACAAACATCGTCGGCTCGACTGTCAACAGTGCTGGCACTCATACCGTACACAGGCACTACAAGCCTCACAGGCACGCCTACAGCAACGCTAGGCGCTTACGATATTGCACAGGACACAAACGCCAACGAGTATGTAAACCGTATAAATCAGGCTGAGCAGGGCCGCATATTCTGTGATCGTGAAGGCACACTGACATTTACTCCGCGCATCGGCCAAACAATTGATCCGGTCACGGTCACATTTAATGACACTGGTACTGGCACAAAATATGACAATCTTGGTGTTGAGTTTGATCAGCAGGCAATTATTAACAGCGCCACAGTCACGCTTGAATCTGGTGGCACGCCACAGACCAGCACCGACAGTGCGTCTATTAGCGAGTATTTTAAGCAATCGTTGTCTATTAGTGACAGCCTGTTGTCAAGCGACGCGCAAGCGCTGACGCTCAGCGATTATTTGCTTGACCCGATACCTGAGCCGCGCTTTACAAGCATGTCGAGCACCTTTGCTGCGTTGTCAGATGCACAGAAAGACGCTCTGGCGATCATGGATATTGGCGGCTCGGTGTCGCTAACTAAGACATTTCCAAACGGCACACCGTTAGCGGTAACACAGGCGCTAGCAATTGAGGGTGTAGATCACAGCATTAATGTTGCGTCTGGTCATCGTGTCACGCTTTACACCAGCCAGACAGTGGTGCTAAACGCATTTGTGTTAGATGACATTACATATGGCGTACTTGACTCATTAAACGCATTAACCTAAGGAGAATATATGGCAACTAAAGAGGTATTTACAGCAAACCAAATTTTGACTGCAGCCGAAATGAACGCGGTCGCTACAGCAATGATTGCAATAAACGCACAGACAGCAAGTTACACGGCAGTTTTAACAGATGACGGCAAACTTGTAACAATGTCAAATGCGAGTGCAAACAATTTTACTGTGCCACCAAATAGCAGTGTCGCGTTTGGTATCGGTACACAATTAAACATTGCGCAACTTGGTGCAGGTGCTACAACTATTGTGGCCGGTAGCGGTGTCACATTAAACAGTGCCGGCGCAAAATTAAAACTTGACTCACAGTACGCGGTAGCAACATGTGTTAAGACCGATACAAACACTTGGTTTGTGGTCGGCAACCTTAAGGCGTAGGTCATGCAAATTCTTGGCGTGGTGTCAAGCGGTGCTAGTTACACTTACCATGTTTTTACTAGTTCAGGGACTTTGACTGTTACTAGCAATGGGTCTGTAGATGTCGTGTCGGTTGGCGGCGGCGGTTCTGGCGGCGGCGGTTTTGGTGGCGCGGGCGGCGCTGGCGAACTTGATCTATACACAACACACGCGCTGACATCAAATGTGACAGTAACGATTGGTGCTGGTGGCGCGCTTAAAACTGTGAACGGTCAAGACGGCTCGAATGGTGGCACAACTACATTTGGCGCGTTCACTAGTTCGTTAGGTGGCGGTGCTGGTGGTTCAACAAGTGCTGGTGCAACGGGCGGTTCAGGTGGCGGCGGTGCAGGCGCATCGGCTCAACCATCGGCTGGCGGTGCTGCATCGGGTAGCAATACTTTTGCTGGCGGTTCGGGCAATTACGGGTCAAATTATTTTTATGCTGGTGGTGGTGGCGGTGCAACAGCGGTAGGCGTAAATGGTGCTCAGGCTGTCGGCGGTAACGGTGGGCAAGGCTATTTGTTAACAACGATAGATACAAATTTAACGGCAGCGAATTTCCCTACAACTTTAACTGGCATGACTCGATTAAGTTCAGGCGGTGGCGGTGGCAACATGGTTCGATCACCAAACGCAAACACAGGCGTTCAAGGTGTTGGCGGCACAGGTGCAGGTAGTGGTGGTAACGATTATGACGGTACGCCAGTAGTTCTGATTAACGCTGCGACATCGGCAACTAGTTACGGTTCAGGTGGTGGCGGTGGCGGTTATCCGCCTAACAACACACCTTCAGGTGCAGGGTTTGGCGGCGTGGTAATTGTGCGCTACATCACAGGCACAGTTGTTGCTACAGGCGGTCAAGAAACTATTACAGGTCTACCAATATGACCGTTTACGCCGACCTAGACGAAAACAATGTAGTAATAAATGTGATCGTTGCCGATCAAGAATTTATTGACGCACTACCAAACGCCGCCGAATATGTTTTACTAACAAACAATGCTGGTATTGGTTGGACATACGACCCAACAACACAAACATTCATTGCACCATACACGCCACCAAGGCCGCCAATATGAGCAAAGCCAAACGACAAATCGGTGATCAGAGCACTAAAGGCGCGGCACTAGGTTTGTGTGTGTACGGCATGGTTAAACAAAACTTTGACCCGATGCTAATAGCGTTAATCGTGCCAATTATAAGCACAGTGTTTGCATGGGTATCAACAAAAATTGGCGACCCAAATCTGGCTTGTTTGTTTATTGACAAAGACGAGGAATGAAACCGTACACAGTTAACGCTGCGCCAGTCACTAAAGGGCCACTGGCTGGCATGGATTACTGGGTTACACGCGCTGTAAAACACTCTGAGATCACGCTATGGAATAACGGGTCATGGGTTGTGCGCGATGTCAAAGGCAAACCCGGCACAATTAGCAACCACGCAAAAGGCGTAGCAGTTGACTTGTCGTATCGAATGGTGGCAAACACACCCGGCAAAAGTATTTACATGGGTCGCCAGCGATCGTTACGGTACATTGTCAAATTATTGGAAAACGCAGAAACGCTAGGAATAGAACTCTGTATTGACTATGCAATGAGTCGCAGTTGGAAATGTGATCGCGGTACTTGGAATGCAGGCAACTTTGCTGCAGGCGACTGGTATCACATAGAGGTAAATCCTGTTATGGCAAACAGCCGAGAACTTGCCAAACAGGCTTGGGATAAGGTGTTTGGGGTAATCCCCACTATTAGTAAACCTGTGTAGTAATTTTGTCTTGACCGAGAAAGTCGAGGCAACATGCCAATTATTATCAAATCAGTTATTGCGTTTGCGTTATTTACTATCGGGTTTGCCAGCAATGCGTTGCTCGCACCGCTACCGCTAGAACCAGACCCACCAGCAACAGCGCTGTACGGGCCTGCAGGGTCGTTTATAGGGCAACAAAAAGAGATATACCTCTACATACCGCCAACTACCACAACGACTGTGCCACAGCCTGTGTATAAGCATGGGGATTGCTCATGGCTACCACAAATGGCAGTCAAGGCAGGCTGGCCAGTAGACCAGTTAGGCAAACTACGCCAGATCGCATTGCGCGAGTCTGGGTGCTGTCCTAATCGCGCTGGCGGCGACATGGTAGACAAAGACTGCAACATCACAGGCGTAAGCGAATGGTCGCACAGGTCAGACAGTGGGCTACTACAAATAAACGGCGTGCACTGGAAACAAGACCACCCAGAATATGCAGGTGTAGTGTGCAAACAAATGCAAATCTGCACACAAGCACCACTGCTCGACGCATACACAAATCTGCGTGCCGGCTTACTGATCTACAATCTAGTTAGGTGGCAAGCATGGACAAAATAAGCGTAGGCGTGTTTGCGTTTGGGATATGCCTATACCTGTACATGCTTAGGCTACTATCCATGTTTATATTAGATTAACCAAAACAACCGAGAGGAAAAAATAATGAGCCGAGACGAAAACAAATCGAATAACGACTGGTTAAACAGCGAGTTGTATTTTAAGTTGCTAGGCGAACAGATCAGCCGAGTGCCAGACATGACACTAGAAAAAACTTTACACAACCTGCAAGACATCGCAGACGACTACCTATTTGACAACGGCGACCTAGTGCACAGTATTAAGCAAGCCATTATTGAAATCAAATATGCCAACCACATTATTAACGAGTTGCGCGCTCGACTAGCAGACTGCGAGTCAGAAATTAAACGACTAGAAATGTTGACACACCGTGCAAACTAACCAACTAGAAATGTTTGCACCTTCAATCGGTTTAGGTGGCACATTTGAGCGACCAGCAATAAATCGTGACATAGTAATTATTGCGCGAGAGGCAACACACACCAGCAGACAAGCCGCACTAAAAGCAAAACCAAAAACAGGCAAAAACCGTGTACGCGTACACAACTATTTAATGCAACAATCAGCGACAGATGAGGAAATAGAAACAGCGCTCGGCATGTCTGGCAACACGGTAAGACCGACACGCGGCACACTTGTCAAAGACGGCCATGTCAAAGACAGTGGATTTTGCCGGCTTACACGGGCAGGTAATCTAGCAATCGTTTGGGAGTGTGTATGACCGAGTTTAACGAGGCAGAGACAACAAACCAATACTTAGTTGACGCACTTATTTTGGCGCGCAAGGCAAACGAGATATTGACCGAAAACAATCGCAGGCTAGAACGGCTACTGATTAAAGCGATTAGAGATTTACAAGATGCAGACCGTTCATTAGATCAATTAAAAAACAGTGTTGACAATTTGACAAACCTAGTTACTGCAAAGGTGGTTAAGTCATGAGCGGATTTATGGACGGCTATTTAGATGTAGCGACACGGCTAAAAATGGCATTTGACAAATACCCTGACCTACGCATACAAGAAACACATCGCGAAATAGTTGAGATGCCAGACAAATCGTGCTTTATACGCTGCACCGTCACAATCTGGCGAACAGCAGACGATCAAATACCGTGTGTTGCGTCAGCGTGCGAGTTATACCCCGGCAGGACATCATTCCAAAAATACTCTGAAAACGAGGTCGGATACACAAGTGCGGTGGGTCGAGCGCTGGCCTACATGGGTTTTAGTGGCAATAAGTCGCTGGCATCGTCAGACGAAATTAACAGCGCTAAAAGTCGCCAACAGCCACAACACTTGGCAAAGGTTGTACCGTTGCGCGACGATCTAGAACAACCATTTGACACAAACCCTGACGGCAAACAATATGCGACACCGAAGCAGCGCGGCCTAATTCGAGCGTTGGCATTCGAAAAAAAAATAGGTACGGCAGACATTATGAAACATGTCAACAAAGTGTTAAACAACGAATACTCAAGCATTGAGGCAATTACCAAAGATGAGGCATCAGCAGTAATAGAGTCGCTACAGTCATGACAGTAGTACGGGATTTACGCAAATACTATTGCAACAAATGTGAACATCAAGGCTGGTTAATCTTTGACGAAAACGGCGAAAGATATGTAAGAATTGAAATGAAAGAAACTGAAAATTACAAGGGTGAAACAATGTTTATAGAAACTGAATACACATATGCGAGAATGTGCAAATGTCTAATCGCTATACGAGCAGGTGATCACGACATTTGACATACCGTTGACATACCGATAACTACAGGCGCATGACCTAAGCCCGTTGCACGGCAGTTGGTGACACTCGGTAACGAGGGTAGATCACGCTGTAGTAATACAGGTGAGGCAACAAACATAAAACATAGGGAGTGCGACTGAAGGCAACGCACGGGGGGCTAGCGCACTAGGTCTAATCACACACAACAATAGATGTAACATAAAACAAAACAACCGAGGCAAACATGACAACAAACATCACCACACACAAACCGAAAGCAAGCGCGACAGCGCGCGCTAGCGCAATATGAGCCAAGCACACAAACACCCTGAGTACCTTAAAAACAGGGGGGTCATACTTAGAGAACAACCAGTGTGCACGGTATGCAACAAGGCAGCCTCGACACAAGTAGATCACATCACACCAATAGACGCAGGCGGCGGACACGACCCAAGCAACTTGCGAGGAATCTGCGCCAAATGCAACAACACATTGGCACATCAATATGTAAAACAACGCAACCAAACACGCAACACCATTCGAGCCGACGCCCTAAGAGACAACGGAATAGAAATAAAACAAACAAAACACAAACAGTTTTTTTATGAGCAAACGACATTCGCCCCGACCCAA